TGCTTGTTGTTGTCTTAATTGCAAAGATGAACTTTGAATTTGTGAACCTAAATTAGATATTGCATTAGGCAATATTTGATTATAGCTTGAGTTAACTTCCGCTTGTCCTGTTTGTGTAGTTGGCCTTTGAATAACTCCGAAACTTTTAGGTATTGAAACCACTATTTCCCCCTTTCATTTGTGCGTAAGATTGTATGGCAGAGCCACCACCCCCTATTAAACCACCTAATAAAGCTCTTTTTCCTGCTTTTTTAACTTGTCTAGCTTGATTTCTTAATAAATTAGCTCTTGCTTTACCTTCGCCAATTATATTTTGCATTGTCTGTTGTTTGTCGCTAATTGTTTTGTTAAAAATATCTAAAACAGAACCTTCAACTTCCGCTCCACTTACAGCAACAGATAATTTTTGCTCTCCAAGTAATGACTCAAATTGTTTTTCTGCTTGTAAAGCATCAAAAGCAGATGCTTGCTCTTCAAGAATAGCTTGATTATTAAGTATTGTTGCTTGTCTTCTTGCATCATTTCTTGCATTAACACCGCCCCAAATATCTCCGCCAATTTTTAAACCAGCTCCAACAATACCAGCAATTAATAAAGGTGCTACCATATAAATTAATAATCATTAATACTTAAATAATATGTCATACTTCTAACATTTAAAGGTTGTGGCTCATCTTGACTGATTGTAATAGTGCAAGCCGTGTCCCAATCTGAAGTAAAATCAATTTTTACATTTTCATTAACTAGATTAGGTGCTTGATTCATATTGTCAACAAGACTTCTTGCATTAATAGTTAATTCTTTTCCTTTAGAATCAAGTAATTTACCGCCTCTTGAATTATAAAAATCAATTAAAACAGTGTCAAATTTTCTTATTTTGCCTTGTGAGGAGCCTAATAAACCTTCTAATCTATTAGCTTCTAACGGCATTGATTTTCTTGTTGAAATATATTTTAAACCAATGTGTATAATAGAATTATAGGAATTACAATTAACTACACCATTATTAACAACGGCTTCAGGGTTAGTTGCTCCATCTCCTAAAATACTAACGGTTTTACCGTTTAGATGAGTTAAACCGCCAACAGTTTTAACGGCAATAGACCAGTTATTGGCCAGTAAAGAATTGGTAGAAAAATCCTGAATAACACTTATATTAACAGAGGTGCTATTAATATAACTTGTAATTTTAGCTCTACCAGTTCCAATATTTAATTGGTGTATTTCTTTATTAACATCATTAGCAGAAAAAATAGCATTTCCAGCCGTAGCAACATTATTAGAAATTGTCAAGGTTGTTTGCTGTGTACCGTTATAAGTTAAGCCACAATCAACAAAAAAACAACCTAAATTGCTATAATCAAAAGTAGGCTCTAAAACTTCAATATATCTTTTTGAAACTCCGTTAATAGTTCTATTTACAATAAAATAAATTTCATCATAAGTTGAAGCGGAGGGTATAGCTGTAATTGATTCATACTTTCCGTCAGTTGTCATTCTATTCCAAGCTAATACTTCTTGAGCGGATTCATAAACAAAATTTACACAAATTCCATCTTCTCTAATAGCAAATATTGTTGATACTGGGTTCATTTGATAAACAAATTGAATTAAACCATTACCAGTAATGTGATTGCTTTTAATTGAGACATCTTCAGCAATTAATTTATCTTTAGCCGCGCTATAAGACAAAGCCCTTACTTTTTGATTTCCTCTTTGCAAATAAAAAGCAGAATCGTCGGCATAAACAGGCGGTAAATCTGCACTGCCAAAAGCAATTTGTCTTTTAACTCCAAAATCTAAATTTGATAAACCTGCACTATTTGAAGAGGGTTTTGCTCTCCATATTGATTCAGCCGTTCCAATAAATAAACTTTCATCTGATAATAGCCACAAAATAGAATCGTTAGAAACCGCAGCAATAGTTCTATTAAAAGAATCACTTGCAACAGTTCCAGTTTTAAAGTTTTCAAAATCTGATGAAACACTAAACCATATTTTTTGAGTTGCATTTAAAGTACCGCCAAGAACTAATCTTTGTTCGTGAAATGTTATAGCTCTAGGAAAGCTACGATGCAAGCCAAATTCTCCTTCGCTCCAAGTATAAGTATTTTTATTTGTCATTTGTTGACTTATTACACTTTGAGAAATATAACTTACAGAAGTCGGAGAAATATAGGCGGTTATTTTTAAATAAGCATATTCGGTTCCATCTCTAACAAGCCATAAACTGCCTACATGATTAGGAGTAAACGGAGAAAAACCCGCAGAAGTAATTGTTCCCGTTGTTCCAATGGCTCCGTGGTTATTAATAGAAACCGTGTTTGTGCTTACTATATTTTCATTTACAAAAGGACCTTGTATAAAATTAACAGGATTAAAAGTCCAATTACTGTTCCCTAATCTAATTAATTTAAAAACTCCTCTTAATGGGTGGGTCAAATAAATAACATCATCTTTTTGCACAAATCTAATATCTAATAAATCAGTTTCAACAAATGAATTAGCTATTTCGTAAGGAGATCCATTGCTCATTACAGCAGATTGATTTAAAAAAAATCTAAAATAGCCTGCTCCTAGTTCAATAATAAGATTTTGAGATATATTAAAAGAAAATGGGATTAACCTTGTTTTTTTTGTGCTATATTTAACTTCTGCAACAAATCTAGTACCTTTTCTGCGATACATCCAGCCTTGAGGGTGAGGGTTGAAATTTTCTAATATTAAAGAGCCATTGCTATAAGGTGCAAAATCAGTTCTACCCATTAAAGTAGGTGATAATTCGCCAGCATTAAAATTTGTTTGAAGTTGTGAAGTTCTAGGCATTAATGGTAATATTAGGAAAAGGTGATATTGCCTTTATTCTTGAATTCGTCCAAGTTGAATCTTGAATTGGTAATTCGTTATCATCTTGGCTATTTTGATTTCTTGCTTCTTCTAAAGCAAGTAAATATTGCTTATATATGTTATCGCCTAAACTAGTTTGAGATGTTAAGCTAAATGATATTTCGTAAGCTAACCTCAAAACTAGAACATTGATAAAAAGAGAGTCGTATAAATTAGGATCAGTAATTCTACCTATATATTTTAATTTAATTGAATTAGAATTTGAAACTAAATAATTTCCCTCTATCTTAAAAGGCACATTATTTTCAACTGAAATAATTTTAATTAAAGGTGGTACGGTGGGCAATATAAATCTATATGCCCACTCGTACAGTGGTGAACCTGAAGCATCTTTATTAAGAGCTTGTCTATTAACAGCAAAGTTCCATTCTGCTAACCTCAAAACCTCGTCTAATATTGAAACATAAACAGCTTTGCATAAAGTTCCTTGAGGGCTTTCGTCGGTATCAATATCCCTTATAGTAGTTTTACCTAGTTTTATTAATGCTCTATTGCAGATATCGGTTTTTGAGGTCATTGATTATAATATAGAAAAAATTATTATAATTCTAATATTACCAGTAGCACTGCCAGCAGTGTTAAAAGTAAGAGCGGTTTGCATAAGTTTTTTAGGATTCGCAGATAATCCCGCTATTTCCCAAAGTTGTTTATGTTTATTTGCAATTGTTGGTTTAGTAAATCCGTTAGTTCCAAAACCACTTGAAGCACTTGCAAGAGAAGCTCCATCAAGTAAGCAATCTTTAGAAATTACGGCACTACCATTAGTAATAGTATCATAAAAACCTAAATCAACATCAGTTGCTCCAGTTAAAGCATCATTTTCAAGAATGATTTGATTAATAACTGCATTGCTGGGAAGTGGATTACCAAGATAAAATACAGAAGTATCACCATCAGTAGTTGCTTTTACAATTGTGTCAACAGTATATCTAACTTTAGCTCCATTGAGCTGAAAATTATTTTTGTCAAGAGTTCCTGTTTTATTTGCCATAAAATATATATATTAAAATTAAGATTAAGAATTTGGTAAATCAGTTGTTAAGCAATCAATAGCTACAACTAGTTTTTCTTCCATACGAGTTGCTCCATAAGAAGCTTTAGCAGATAATTGAATACATTGCTTTGGCACATTTTTTTCCACAACGGTTGTAATATCTTTATGTTTTGCAAAATAACCAGCATTTTTAACATAAAGAAAAATTCTTTTAGTGTTTGCGGCCGCTCCAATCGGAAGATATGATTCATTAAATCTTAAAAATTTAATTCCATAAAACTCTTCAGCTCTATTATATTTCATTTCAGCATTTACACCAAGTTTATAATCTTTGTTAACAAATTCAGTTTGACTTAACAAATATCTATAAGCACCAGTCGATAACACACAATAAATTTCTTCATTTGCTAAATCAACATCATTATCTTCAAAGATTTTAATAGCATCTTTAAGTTTTTTAGTTGTTAAATTTTTAGAATCGTGCGGAATTAATTGATTAGCAGTATCAAAAGGAACACTTGTTATAAGTCCTGACTTATCTAAAGATTGCGAATTACCAAGTAACCCATTAATAATAATTTGATCTTTTCTTCTGTTTGATGCTTTAATAAAGTTTTTTAGCATAGCAGATTGTGGATTAACCAGTTGCCTTTGCAAATCTTGTTCGTCAATATAATCCATACCTTCATAATCAACGCAACTAATAGAGCGTCTAGAAAATTCGGTTGGTGTATATTGAACATCAGAGTGTCTACCTTGGCGAACTTGCAATTCTACACTTCCAATTCCATCAAAATATTCAAAATTAGTATTCATTGAAACATTTTCGAGAGTATTTTCAAGAAGAGAAGTAGTTTTTTGGGTAAGCTCGCGTAAATTAGTATTAAACGCAATAGTTGAGGCCAAAAGATCGGCTGTTTGAGTCATAAAATAAATATTTGAATTAAAAAATAATAAAAATTAGGGATAATTCCCTTATAATTGCTACCCTTAATTTCAAAGACTTAAAACAAGCTACCCTTTACTTTTATTTGGACAATGTTTTAATTATTAAATTATGAAATTTAATAGTCAAATCTTTTTTTCTTAAATTTTCATTTGTTGATTTGCTACCTCTCTGTAAAGTTGCATCATTTCGTTGAGTGCATTACTATCTCCTTTGTAATATGGATGATCTTTATTTTTTAATATTGCATCAATTTTATCTTGAGCTGTTGTTGGTGAAGAATTTAATCTGCCAATAGTTGGCTCTTGAATTTTTTGCGAAACTTTATCCATCATTTTTGCAAGCAATATTTTTGCTTCAGCAGGTAAGTTTTGTATTTTTTCATCATCTTCAGAAGAAGTAAAATATTGCAACATAGTTTCAGCTTTACTAATTTTTTTATCATAATCGTTTCCCCATTCTTTTTTTAATGATTGAACGGCTTCTTCTTCAGCTTTTTTTAACTCTTGCTCTTGAGAAAATTTAATCTTAGCATCGGCTTCAAGCATTGTTTCCATAAAAGACTTAAATTGTTCTGGCTTAATTCCTAATTCTATTGCTTTAGCTTTAGCATTTCCCAGCAATTCATCTTCAATAGTGTAATTTTCAGGCAATTTATATTGATAATCATTTTCTTCATAAGAAACTGACTTGTTCATTTCAGCTTCTAATTCAGCTTTAACTACATCTCTAGCTTTTCCAAAATGTTTTGTTTTATGATATAAATCTTTAACAAGAGCATTTAAATCATTTGGTATATTTTTAGACAATCTTTCAAAATCAGCATCTTTTTTTAGATCTTCGCTAAAATATTTAGTTATATCAAAATTTTCATTTGAATTAATAACAGTTTCATTTGAATTATTATTAATTTCAGTGCTAGCAATTGCTTCATTACTTATATTTTGTTGTTTTTCCATTTTATTTATTAGTTATTGATAAGTGGCTTTCGATATATCTAAAAGCCATTCTTAAACCCTCTTTATAGGCATCATTATCAGTGATTAAATCTGAATTGACACATAAAGTTGATTTTAGATCTTCTAAAACATATTTTCCATCAGCAGTGTTGAAAACTAATTGATAAATTAATTTTTGTTTTTCTAAATTTTTCATACATCAACCCCCGCTTGTTTATAATCTTTTAAAGCCATTGCCTTATTTTGTTCGTTTTGAATAGCTATTTGTTGGTCTTGCATTTGTTGTCTTTGTTGTCTAATATCTGAAACCGTTTTATCATCATTTACAATTTTAGGGTCAAGAGTTAAAATATTAGCTTTTTTTCTTAATATTTCG